GGTCCGCGCCGCGACGGTATGTCTAATTGCCCAAAATGAGTATCAAATATTTTGATGCTTACCAGTACGGCGCCGCAGCTGGCCAATCAGTTGGAGTTGAACAGACGTTAAGCGTTATTTCAAATAAATCATTAACTTAATATTTTTCGTTATGCGCTTTCGGTATTCATTATTTTTGATGGATATCGTCGCGTAGGCGTTGCTATGGGGCTGTCATGGACCTTAAAACCTTTTCCAATGCTACTAACTGCTTTATGTCAGACGCTAAGGCGTGGAGTCCTGCTGTACTGGACGCAATCACCGCAGCTGGCATCCGTAACCGTCTTGACGTTGCTAAACTGCTGGCGCTGATGGCTACACACACAGATCGTTTCCGCGTTCTGGAGGAGTCGTTTAATTATCACGGCCTCCAGTTGCGCCGGGTATTTATCGGGCGCTTTTCCCCTTATCAAGCCTCTATGCTGGGCTTTCAGAAGTTGGAAAAGGAAATCCCGATAGAGCGCCAGCGTGCTATTGCAAATATCGCCTACGGTGGCCGCCTGGGTAACACGTTGAAGGATGACGGGTGGACGTATCGCGGCCGTGGTCTGTTACCGGTGCGCGGCAAGCGAGCTTATAAAGAACTGTCTGATCTGATGGGCGTTGACCTGGTAGCGGAGCCTGACTTGTTGTTAGAGCCTGAGACGGCGGCGCGCGCGGCGTGTGCGTTATTCCAGGCGCGTAAGTGTATGGGCGTTCGTAAGGTAGAGACGGCGGCCGAGCTGGTGGGTATGGATGGAGAGGAGGCGTTAGAGAGCTGTAAAGCGAACTATCGCAAGGCGCGCGCGGTGCTCTGATGGATATCTCTTACGGTTCCGTGTGCAGTGGTATTGAAGCTGCTAGCGTAGCCTGGGAGGCGTTAGGCTGGCGCGCCGCGTGGTTCTCACAATTCGATCCTGAACACAATTACGCGAGGGGGCCGGACTTTCCCTCCTCTGTACTGGCGCACCATTGGCCTGATGTTCCCAACCTTGGTGATATGACGAAAATTGCCTCCCGTATCGAGACGGGAGAGATTGAAGCTCCGCGCTTGCTGGTGGGGGGTACTCCTTGCCAGGCATTTTCTGTCGCTGGTTACAGAGAGGGCCTTAACGATGGCAGGGGGTTGTTAGCTCTGGAATATGTGAGGTTGGCTGATGCAATTGATAGAAAACGAGCTGAGCGCGGAGAGCGGCCCTGTGTCGCGGCCTGGGAGAACGTACCCGGCGTGTTATCGTCCAAAGATAACGCCTTTGGCTCATTTCTTGGACTCCTTGCCGGTGAAGTCGAAGAATTGGAGCCACCAGGGGGCAAATGGTCGAACGTTGGTTATGTGTCTGGCCCCGCGCGCTCAATTGCCTGGCGGATTGTCGATGCTAAATATTTCGGAGTACCCCAAAACCGCCGCCGCGTGTTGCTTGTCGCAAGTGCTGATCCGCGAGTTGATCCCGGAAAAATACTATTTGAGCCAGAAGGGGGCCGCGTATCGCCTCCGCTGGTTATTGAAGGGCAAGAACGACGCGCCCGAAGCGTTGAGGGTAGCACTCTCTACCGTTTCAGGCGCACAGATAGTTACGTAAGTGATGGGTTTAGCAGTACGCTGGCCGCGCGTGATTACAAAGATGCGCGGGATTTGGTTGTTACTGCTGATGGGAGGATTCGGAAGCTGTTGCCGGTGGAGTATGAGAGATTATTTGGTTTTCCGGATAACTATACGCTGGTGCCTGGTGCGACTGATACGAGCCGTTATAAGGCGTTGGGAAACAGCATGGCGGTTCCCGTTATGCGCTGGTTAGCTGAAAGAATAAGGCAGCACATCTAGTTATGTATTTCTGTATTTCTGTATTTCTGGCTTTATATATTGCAATAGGGCCAATGGTCCGGTATATTAAACACATAGGCCCGGCACACCGCAAGGGCCTCATACCGGAGAAAACCGATGAATACCAAACTTTCCCAGGCACAGAAAAACTACGTTACCGCACAAGCTATCTACAATGCTGCATTTGCCAGCGACTCTCTGGACATGAATGATTTTGAAAACGCTCTGGAGCTGGTGGACCTGCGCGAGCGTGAATTATTGGTATGGGGCCGTGAAAATGCGGTTAAGTTTTGCAAGGTGTTTGGCAAGAGCAAAGCAGATGCGGCCGCCATCGATGGGATGTTTGAAAGTTTGATCGCCGGTGAATATGTTCACGCAGGGCAGAAAGACAAAATCATAAAGTTGTGTTTAAAGCTCGCAGCATAAGAAAACAGCGCCTCCCCGGTGGGAGGCATAACAGGAAAGCACACTGCTACTCCCGATAAATCAGGGGTGGTTTGTTGGGTAGTGTGCCTTCCTGTTATTCGAGCTGACCGCCTCCGTGGCGGTTTTTTTATGCCTGTTATCTGGAGGGGTCATGTATGAGCCATTAACCACATCTACCGTGGTTGTGGCGGGGTCTGCTGGTGTGACGTTCGCAACGTTATTCCCGGAGGCCACGCCGCCTGTGATGATATGCGCGCTGGCTGGTGCGCTGCTGTATGTGCTGACATCCGAGAATCACCAAATCTGGAAACAAATTGTTTTTGCGGTGATCTCGTTTATCGGTGGTGTTTATTCTGCTGAGTTTGTCTCTCACATCCTTACGGCTCTGGCTAACACGGTGTTACAGAACCCCAATCCTCCGGTATCTATTCCACCTGCTGTGGGTGCGCTGGTGGGGGCTGTGATAGCCGTTACTGTGTTACTGCGCATTCTTTCACGTTCTAAGACGTTCTCTCTTGGGGACCTGCTGGGGCTGATTAAGGCCCGTTTAAAGGGGGGCAGAAATGATTAGTTCTATTCTGCTTATCGTTTACGGGGTGATTGATTGGATCACGGTCACTATCAATTCGGTGATTGATCCTCTTTTGCTTATCGCTAACGCGGTGATTTGCGTCCTTACAGCTGTCCGTCTGATGTTCTACCAAAAGACCGGCCGCTTTCACTTCTGGTTATCGCTTCTGGCCTACGGAATGATTCTCGCGTGTGCGTGGACGGCGTTTCGCATTGGCTGGGGGCAATACACACAGGTTGATGCTGGTGAAATCCTGATGAATTTCTTTCTGTGCGTTGCTGTATGGCGCGCCGGTGGAAACATTGCACAGATTGCCGGTGCTATTAACGGAACCAACACTAATGGAGACTCCCAATGACGGTAGAAAAAGAATTACCCTGGATTGCTGAGGGCCGTAAATTTATCGGCTTGCGTGAAATCCCCGGCCCTAAGCATGAGCCTGAAATACTTCAAATGTGGCGTGATATCAAGCGTAGCGGTATCAAAGACGACGAAACGCCATGGTGTGCGGCTTATGCTGGGGCAATGCTTGAACGTGTAGGCATTCGATCTACTCGTTTTGAGGGGGCGCGTTCGTATCTTGAATGGGGCGAAAAGCTGGAACAGCCTATTTATGGTTGCGTAGTCGTATTTACTCGTACAGGCGGCGGCCATGTTGGTTTTGTCGTTGGTAAAACTGAATCCGGTAGTTTGTTGGTGCTTGGCGGCAATCAAAGCGATGCGGTTAACATTAAGGCTTTCAGCACGGATCGTGTTACTGGCTACCGCTGGCCGGAAGGTTATCAAAAACCTTCTTTCACACTTCCTGTAGGCAACGCCGCGTTATCCACTAAAGAATCTTAACGGTACTTAAAAATGAGTAAATGGCTAAAGCCACTGGCGCTAATCGTGCTGGTGGCTTTTTTAATGCGCTGGTGTTTTACCGAGGGCGTTAAACGGACGGACACGGCTTGGTCGTTAAAGTGGGTTATGCGTGACGTGGCCGATTTAACTGTGACGCTACAGCGTGAAGTGTCTGAACGGGCCGAAGAACAACGCAGACAGGCCGCAGTAGAGCAGGAGAGGACGCGTGGGGAACTTAAGGAAAAAGAGCTTGCCGCTAACGTTGTTGCTGCTGAGCGCGCTGCTGGTGGGATGCGGGACGAAATATCCGAGCTATCCCGGCAGCTCGCAGCCAGTGAAACAGGCCGCCTATCCGCCGTTGCCGCCGCAAGCGCAGCAAAAGCCGAGGCCGCCCGTTTGCTTGCCGAGTTGCTTGGAGAAGCTGACGAGCTGGCGGGGGCGTTCGCAAAAGAGGCTGATGGAGCTTACGAGGCCGGGGCCAGCTGTGAGCGAATCTATAACAAAGTGACACAAGGAAATAATCATGAGTGAAAATAAAGAATTAACATTATTAGCCTGTGGATTAAAAGATGTTGTTCGTAATATCGAATTGTCCGCGCGTGCATCTAACCACTACTTAGCTATGCACGGAGTGGGGGCGTATTCACCCGTAAAACTTGCTGATGATCTTAAGGATATTCTTGCCAGTATGCTGGTGCGTTTAAATGAGCTGACAGGCTCTACCAATAATCAGCTATCAAAAGATGGTCCCGCATCTGTTATCCAGCGCCTCAATGATATCGGTCAGGCTGTAGAGTGCGCCCGTTGGGCTATGACGGGCGAGCTGGATGCACTCGCTAAAGATGTTGTCAATTTGCGTGATACGGTTGAGCTTTATGACTTCCGCCCCTATTCACCATGCCTATTCAACGTTCGAATCGGCGTTAATAGTGGTGATGTTGATGCTGATGCAATTAAAAACGCCGTGGATGAAAAGTCATACGTTGGTCATTCACCGTTTAAATTTGCGCTGGGTGAGGCTGTAGAGCTTGAGCTTACGGGCGAACGTGGAAAGGTAACGTCACGCTCCGAGCATCTTAACGCCAGTAATCAATATCTGGTTGTTTATGCAGCTAGCGGTGGTCGCGGCCGTCAGGAAGCGTGGCTTGAAGAGTCGGAGATTATCGCCGTGCCGGTCGATCCTGAAAAGTGATCGAGCGTGAATAAATCAGCGGGTCCTTCTGAGGGGGGACCCCTGCCACGGGGCGATGTCCTCGCGGAAAACGGCTAGTTTTCAATTTTCATGGCATCATCATCATGTGTCTAAGTTTCTGAATTTTATAAACGTGATTTTGTAAAGATGTCGATTTGATTAAAAAATGCTCACCATCATTGGCTTTTTATGGATCAAGAAATTGCGTCTCTAAAACTCAACATAAATCAGCTTGCAGGGATAACGGACGTTCACCGACAAACGGTAGCGACCAGGTTGAAAAACGTCCCTTTAGCACCGGGTAGTAACTCGAAATTAAAGCTATATCTGGTTACTGACGTGTTAACAGAGTTGATGATCCCAACGGCTCTCCCCGGACAGGACCCAGTATCGATGTTGCCAGCTGATCGCCTGGCGCACTGGAAAGCAGAAAACGAGCGAATAAAATTTGAACAGGAAACCGGACAACTAATCCCGGCCGCAGATGTGGCGCGGGAATTTTCGTTATTAGTTAAATCCGTTGTGATGGTTCTGGAAACCCTCCCCGATATCCTAGAGCGTGACTGTGCGTTAACACCGGCAGCTGTTACACGCGTGCAAGAGGTTATTGATGATTTGCGTGAACAAATGTCACAGCAGGTGGTAAACGCTGAAATTGAGGAGGAAGAACCGGAGGAGGATTAATGGTTAGAGCTTCGGCAAGGAATATCCGCCGCGATGTGGCAGGAATACTAAAAGCCCCGCGCCGGATTGCAGTTGCTGATGCGGTACGGGATAACATGCGAGTACCTATGGGGGCGGGTAACTCCGTTCCCTGGGATCCAAAAGTAGCGCCGTATGTGTGCGAGCCGATGAATTGCCTTTCTTCGCGTGAATATGATGCTGTTGTGTTTGTTGGTCCCGCGCGAACAGGGAAAACAATTGGCCTTATTGATGGCTGGATTGTCTATAACGTGACGTGTGATCCGTCCGATATGTTGGTTATCCAGATTAGTGAGGAGAAAGCGCGAGAGCACAGCAAAAAGCGTCTGGATCGAACATTTCGCTGTAGCCCGGAGGTAAAAAAACGGCTAAGCCCACGGCGAAATGATAATAACGTTCATGATCGTACTTTCCGCGCCGGTAACTATCTGAAACTTGGCTGGCCGTCAGTAAACATCATGTCATCGTCAGATTATAAATGCGTAGCGCTGACTGATTATGATCGCATGGCTGATGATATTGATGGGGAAGGTTCGCCGTATTTACTTGCGTCTAAGCGTACAGCTACGTTTATGTCGTCAGGAATGACGCTTGTCGAAAGCTCCCCAGGGCGTGACGTAACGAATCCCAAATGGCGTAAAACATCCCCGCATGAAGCGCCGCCAACGCGTAACGGCATTTTGTCTTTATATAATCAGGGTGATCGCCGTAGATGGTATTGGCCGTGTCCTCATTGCGGGGAGCATTTCCAACCTGATTTTGATGCTGTAACCGGCTATCGAGAGATTGCCGATATGGTTAAAGCGTCTGAGGCCGCGTATATAGAATGCCCCACTTGCCACGGCATCATTACGGCCAATATGAAACGAGAGCTAAATTCGCGTGGTGTGTGGTTGCGTGAGGGCCAGAAGATTGACCGTTACGGGAATATCACCGGAGAGGCTCGCCGTTCACGTATTGCTTCTTTCTGGATGGAAGGTCCCGCCGCAGCTTATCAGACCTTGGCGCAGCTGGTTTATAAGTTACTGGCCGCTGAATCTGACTATAAAACCACGCAAAGTGAAGAGTCGTTAAAAACGGTAATAAATACCGATTGGGGGAGGCCGTATGTCTCACAATCGCAGCTGGAACAGAGGAAAGGCGAGGTATTACAGGCGCGAGCTGAGCCAGTAGAAAAACGTAGCGTCCCAGCCGGTGTTAATTTCCTCGTAGCTACCGTGGACGTGCAAGCGGGTAAAAATAAGCGGTTTGTCGTACAGGTTACGGGGTACGGGGCGCAGGGTGAGCGCTGGATTGTGGACCGGTACAACATAAAGCAATCTTTACGGCCAGGCGCGGACGGTGAAAGTAAGCCGGTGGATCCCTCCAGTTACCCGGAGGACTGGAATTTACTTATCACGGACGTTCTGGAGAAAACGTGGAAGATTGACGGCCAGCCGGGGCGGAGGATGCGTGTTATGTCGATGGCGGTTGACTCTGGAGGCGAAGACGGCGTAACGGACCAGGCTTATGCGTTCTGGCGACGTTGCCGCCGTGATGGCTACAGCAAGCGCGTTTATCTGTTTAAAGGGGCCAGTAAGACTAATGAAAAGCTGATTAACCGTACATACCCTGATAACACGGACCGCTCTACCCGTAAGGCTAAAGCGCGTGGTGATGTTCCTTTGTATCTCCTGCAAACGAATATTCTAAAAGACCGCGTGAATAATGCTCTGTGGAGAGAGACACCGGGGCCTGGTTATATCCACTTCCCATTATGGCTGGGGGAATGGTTCTACGAGGAAATTACTTATGAAGAACGATCACTCGATGGTAAATGGAAGAAACCAGGTAAAGGCGCAAACGAGGCGTTTGACTTGCTGGTTTACGCTGATGCGCTGGTAATACTCAAAGGTTACGAGAAAATAAAGTGGCCTGATGCGCCAGATTGGGCGCGCCGTGAGACGTGGATTGATATTATTGATCCAGACGACGAGCCGCAGCCGGTGAAGGTTGATTATTCCCCTCCCACACCGGCTAAACAGAAGAAAACGAAAAGACCAAAGGCCCACCGCGAAAGCGCGTGGGCCTCTTCGTCTGGTACTGGTGGAGGATGGGTGTAAATGGGTAGAGCCGATATATTAGATATGATTCAGCGCTATATAGAGGCTGAAAAGGCAGTATTAGAGGGGAAGTCAATAACATTTAACGGCCAGCAAATGTCTCTAGAAAGTCTCTCCGAGATAATTAAAGGCCGTAGAGCATGGGAGCGCAGATTGTCAGATTTTGATAATTCTAAGCGTGGGAGGCCGAAATATAAAATAGCGAGATTTAAATAATGTCATTAATTGATAAAGCGATTGGCATTTTTTCCCCTAAAGCAGAATTAGAACGAGTTAAGTTTCGTCGCGCGATAAAAGCGTATGAGGCTACTAACCCTAGCAGGACTCATAAAGCAAATAGAGAGCGTCGAACCGCTAACCAGTTAACGGATATTTCGGCGCTTTCATTAAGAGAGCAAGCCCGTTATTTAGATAACAATAATGATATTGTTATAGGTGTTCTCGATAAGCTGGAGGAAAGAGTAGTAGGCCACAGAGGAATAATCGTAGACCCGCAGCCTTTATTAAAAGATGGGACAGTTGCAACTGATTTTGCAGCGCAAATCCGCTCGAAATGGCGTGAATGGTCTGTTAGCCCTGATGTTACCGGACAATATACGAGGCCAATGCTTGAACGTCTTATGCTTCGTTCTTGGTTGCGTGACGGTGAAGTTTTCGCGCAGCTTATTAAAGGCCGGGTTAGTGAGTTAAAACCGGTTGCCGGTGTTAACTTCTGGATTGAAGCGCTGGAGGCGGATTATGTCCCACTGGATCGCAACGACGATAACAGCCGTTTAAAACAGGGTGTTTATCATAACAAGTGGGGCCGTCCTACTGGTTATATGGTTTATGAAATACTGCCAGCCATAGGATTAAAAACCGGTAAAACTAAAAAAGTAGACGCGGAAAGCATGTTGCATATTAAACATGTAAGGCGTTTACACCAGGTAAGGGGACATTCTTTATTAGCTGGTGTCCTTAAGCGATTGGCGGCTTTAAAAGATTATGAGGACTATGAATTAATAGCCGCAAAAATTGCCGCCGCACTTGGTATGTATATCAAAAAAGGCGAGGGCGCAGATTATGATGAGTCGTCGAGGGAAAAGGAGGAAAGAGAGTTAGATATTGTACCGGGTATCATCTTTGATGATTTACGTGCCGGTGAAGATATCGGGATGATTAAGAGTGACAGGCCTAACCCGAACCTAGAGGCGTTTCGAAGTGGACAGCTACGCGCAGCTTCTAGCGGCGTTAGAGTCAGTTACTCCGCAATGTCTCGTAACTATGATGGCTCTTACAGCGCGCAGCGTCAGGAGCTTGTAGAGGCTACTGATGGCTATAATATCCTTCAGGATTGGTTTATTGGTTCGTATACCCGGCCGCTTTATCGGCAATGGCTACAAATGGCGGTTTTATCCGGTGCGATATCCGTCCCCGGTGAAGTAGATAAATCATCGCTTATGAATGCGGTTTACTCCGGTCCTGTTATGCCGTGGATTGATCCGGCAAAAGAAGCAAACGCCTGGAAACAGAGAATTAGAGGCGGTAGCGCTACGGAGGCGGAATGGATTAAGGCCAGTGGCAATAGCCCAGCGGAAGTTAAACGCCAGCGCGCCGCAGAAATTAAAGAAAACAAAGAACTTGGTCTTGTATTTGATACAGACCCGGCAAATGACAAAGGGGGGAGTAATGAAAGTGCGCAGAAAGAAGAAAGAGAAGATGATGAACAGACCTCGAAACGCAGCAATCAGAAATAGCCCAGCAAATAGCTGGTTTCGCATGAAAGCAAATGCGGTTAACTCAGAGGCAGATATTTATATTTATGATGAAATTGGTTATTGGGGGGTGACGGCTAAACAATTTGTAAACCAATTGCAGGATTTAGGTGATATTAAAAATATCAATTTACACATTAATTCTCCTGGCGGCGATGTTTTTGATGGGATTGCAATATATAACGCATTAAAAAATCATGGTGCGGCAATTACTGTTTATATTGATGGTCTGGCCGCTTCTATGGCGTCAATTATTGCTATGGTTGGTAATCCGGTAATTATGCCAGAAAACACCATGCTTATGATTCATAAGCCGTGGGGGGTTGCTGGTGGCGATGCTAATGATATGCGCGATTATGCCGATTTGCTTGATAAAGTGGAGAATGTATTAATTCCAGCATACGCAAATAAAACCGGCATGGAACCGGCGAAAATTGCTGAAATGCTAGAGGATGAAACCTGGCTAGATGGTAATGAGTGCCTGGCTCTTGGTTTTGCCGATCAGGTCATTCCGTCATTAACTGCAATGGCGTGTATTAAATCAAAACGTTTAGAGGAATTCGAAAAAATGCCACAAGATCTCCGTAATAGTGTAACCCGTAACCCACGTAACCAGGCTCCGACACCACAGGCTCCGCAGCAGCCAGAAAAACCAAAAGACGCGGCGACTATCATTGCGGAAGAACGCGAGCGTCAGAAGCTCCGAGCGGCCGGTATCAATGACATTTTTGCTATGTTCGGCAATCGCCATACTGATTTGCTGACTGAATGCTTGGGTGATGTCGAATGCTCTGTAGATATGGCAAAAGATAAATTGCTAGCGAAGTTGGGCAAAGATACAACGCCGTCTAACACTACCAATGCGCACATTTACGCTGACAACGGTAACATCGTTGGGGATGGCATTAAGCAGGCTCTTATGTCGCGTGCTGGCTATGAAAACCGCGAGAACGATAACGCCTATAACACGTTCTCTCTTAAAGAAATGGCGCGAGCCTCGTTGACGGATCGAGGGATTAGCATTGCGGGGGCTAACATCCTGCAAATGGTTGGCCTAGCCTTTACACACAGCTCCTCAGATTTTGGAAACATTCTCTTGGATGTTACCAATAAATCACTCCTTGAGGGCTGGGATGCAGCAGAAGAAACGTTCCATATTTGGACGAAAGAGGGCCGCCTAAGTGACTTTAAAACATCCCGTCGCGTAGGTATGGGAGAATTCCCTGCTCTTGATAAAGTTCGTGAAGGGGCTGAGTACAAGTACGTAACTGTAGGCGACCACGGAGAGCCGATTGCGCTGGCGACTTATGGAAACATCTTCTCTATTACACGTCAGGCAATCATTAACGATGATTTGACCGTGTTAACAAGTGTTCCGCGTAAAATGGGCGAATCGGCAAAAGCGACAATTGGTGATCTTGTTTATGCCGTTCTGACAAAAAACCCGGTAATGTCAGATGAAAAGCGCCTTTTCAGCAAAGAGCATAACAACCTTGTTAGTGCAGATATTAGCGTTGACGGTTTTGATACGGCCCGTAAAGCAATGCGCTTACAACGTTCGGCCGCTGGTAAGGATGGCGCAGGTAAAGAGACAGAAGGTCGTACTTTAAACATCCGTCCGGCTTATGCCCTGGTCCCAGTAGCCCTTGAGACGTCAGCCAGCCAGACAATTAAGTCTGCAAGTGTTAAAGGTGCTGATGTTAACTCTGGTGTTAATAACCCAATCCGCGATTTCGCTACAGTAGTTGCTGAGCCGCGCCTCGATATTCACAGCGAAAAAGAGTGGTATCTCACAGCGGCTAAGGGGCGTGACACTATCGAAGTTGCCTATCTTGATGGGATTACAACGCCATTTATTGACCAGATGGAAGGATTTACGATGGATGGGATCGCAACTAAGGTCCGTATTGATGCCGGTGTAGCTCCTCTTGATTGGCGTGGTCTGGTTAAATCCAGCGGCAAATAAACACTACTGTAGTAAATCTCCGCCCGTAAGGGCTTTTTTTATGTCCAAAATTCGGCTCCATGCAGGGGCCGTCAGGAGAAATTATGGCTAAAAATCGTATTCAGGACGGTAACACTATTGAGATTGAAAACATCGGCACGGAAATGATCTCCAGTGGTTCTCCGGTATTGCTGGGGGCGCTGTTGGCCGTTGCTATTACAGATATTCAGCCTGGAGAGCTGGGCGATGGTTCCACTACCGGTGTTTATCTGTTGCCGAAGGATCCCGCAGCGGTAATTACACGCGGTGCGCGCGTCTATTTTGATAGCGCGATTATTGCCGATGCAGGAGGCGACGAGGATGAACCAGGAGCCGCGAGCGTTGGCATTGCCTGGGAGGATTCCGCAGCTACCGAAACGGAAGTAGCGGTAAAAATCAATGTCTAACCCATTCGAACGGATGGCCGCGCGCATGGATGCGGCCACGGTAAACCGAATGGCTAAGCCTGTAATTATCAATGACCGGGAATATTTAGCCATTCGCTCTGAGTTCCTGGCTGAAATGGGACCATTGACGGGAGACGGAATCTCCCTGGTGGTGTTCTCTGATGATTATCAGGCTTCCCGTAATGATGCCGTTAATTTTGAGGGGACCAGTTACATTGTGGCCCGAAAAGAGGCATATAACGGCAAGTGGAGAATCTGGATCGAGTAAGGAGGTATTATGGCTTTAACCGGTCTTGATAAGGTGCTTAAGAACCTGGAGAACGTAGAGAAAAAGGCTCTACCGCGAGCCTCCGTCCAGGCTGTTAACCGTGTGGCCGCGCGTGCTGTTTCAGTAAGCACACGCGAGGTGGCCGGTAGTACACGCGTCCCGCGTAAGCTCATCAATCAGCGCGCAAAGCTAACACGAGCCACGCTACGCAAGCCTAGCGCCACGATTAAGGTTAACCGGGGGAATTTACCGGCTATTAAGTTAGGAGTTGCCAGCGTTCGCCTGAATCGTCGTAAGGGCATGAGCAAAGGCGGGGCCGTTTTACAGATTGGTCGCTTTAAATTCCCTGGGGCGTTTATTCAGCGGCTCAATAACGGCCGTTGGCATGTTTTGCGGCGCTCATCTAAGGCGCGCTATCCGGTGGAGGTAGTCAGCATTCCGCTGGCGATGCCACTCACAACCGCGTTTAACACTAACGTTAAGCGCCTGGCCGCCTCTGATATGTCAAAGGAGTTGGCCGCAGCGCTTAAAAATCAGTTGAGGATTGTTCAAACCTAATGAAACATCCTGCAATTCGTGCGGCGGTGCTAACTCATTTAAAATCTACTATTACGGATGCCATTTTTTTTGATGGCCGTCCCGCTAATATAGATAAAGATGAATTGCCCGCTGTTGCTGTATATATAACCGATGCAAAAAAAACTGATGAATATCTAGATGAATCTGGATGGACCGCAGTTTTACATGTTGAGGTTTTTTTAGAAGCAAAATCCACTGACACTGAATTAGATGAATGGATGGAGGGTAATATTATTCCATTAATGGATGATATCCCCGACCTTGATGAATTGTTAGAAAGTTCAGATGCCAATGGTTATGACTATCAGCGTGATGATGAAATGGCTTTTTGGGGTTCCGCTGATTATCAAATACAAATTTCATATTTAAAATATAAGTGAGGTGTTACATGGCTGGTGACAAATTACCAACTGAGCCAACAAAAGGCGCTGGAACAACGCTATGGATTTTTACCGATTCTGAAAATCCTGATGTTTCAGATGTAATTGCAAAAGCACGAGAAGAAAGCGCCTGGACGCGTCTTGCTAAAATTCGTGAGTTAACACCAGGGGCATTAACGGCGGAGGCGGAGGATGATTCTTATCTTGATGATCTGGATGCCGACTGGAAGCAAACAGCACAGGGTGAAAAATCAGCCGGTGAAACTAACCTAACACTGGCCTGGAAACCAGGCGAAGAAGGGCAGCAGCAGCTAATTGTGTGGTATGACGCCGGGACAGTGCTTTATTACAAGGTGCTTTATCCAAATGGTGCATTTGATATTTTCCGTGGCTGGATTAGCTCGCTGGGTAAAACAGTTGTGGCTAAAGAAATCATGACGCGGACACTCACTGTAAATAACACCGGCCGCCCACCTGTGCTGGCAGAAGATGAGCTGGCGAGCGGTGGCGAAGGTGGTAATAGTAGCGGACCTGCGACAATAACTATTACCACGCAGCCGCAGGGCGATGCGCTGGATGCTGGCGATAAACTGGAGCTTAGCGTTACAGCCTCCGTGTCTGACGGTTCCGCGCTCCAGTATCAGTGGAAGAAAGACGAAAATAACATCGCTGGTGCGTCCGCCGCCTCTTACAGTAAAAGCGCTGTAACGGAAGAGGATGCAGGTGGCTATACGTGTGTTATTTCATCCTCTAAGGCGGCCAGCGTAACAACGGATTCGGCCGAAATCGTAGTGGCTTAATTAACTTGGGAGCTTAGCTCCCATTTTTTATATAAGGAAATCCGATGACTTTAAAAACTAAAGAATCAAAACGAAATCCCGGCATGATGCTTAGCGAGTTAAACGGATTGCAGCGTCTGGAATATCTTGAATACATTGCGGAATTAGAGGATGAATTAGAAGAAAAACAAAAAGAAGCATCACCTTCAAGAGTAACGGCAATTCTTGTTTCTATTAATATCAAGGCCGCTGCACGGATGATTGCATTATCATTATCTAATCTTGAGGAATACAAAAACGTTAATGTAGAAGATATACAAACAAAGGTTTTAAAAGAGTATGGGCTTGATGATATTAATTTTAACTCATTTCAGATTCGCGAACTTTCAAACATGATTGCTAAATCGCCTGTTAATAATGACAGTGAACAAGAAGAGGCAAAGGAACCAGTTACAGCGGAAAAGCAGTAGCCGCCTATAAAAAATTCGGAATGAGGTTGGCTAAGGATAATAACCGCATAGACTGGCGCACCATGTTGGCCGATGCATCATCTACCGAAATAACAGAATGGGCGGAGTTTTACGAAGATAATTTCTTTAAAGATGAATTTATAGATGCGCAATTTGCCACTCTGTCTTATCGGGTTCTCTCTTTTGTATATCCAAAGCATATGTGTGAGCTTTCTTCATTTAGCCTTTTACGTTCATTTAATAAAGTGAGCGCCGCGAATGAAACGCCGGGTGAAATGACCGACGATCAAATCATGATGGCCGCAGCTGGCGCGGCCGGGGGGTTACGTTTTGAACCAGAGAGTAGGTGATTTAGTCGTTAATCTCGACTTAAACAGCGCTCGTTTTAATAGTGACATATCCGCCGCGCGTAGTCAGTTGCGCGGATTTGGGACCGATGCAGCCAGCGCTACTAACTACCTAGCTGATATGAAAAGCGCCGCGCTAAGCGTTACGGGAATTTTAGCCGGTGGCTTTACTGTCGGATCCATTATTAAGACGGCTGACGATTGGGGCCAGTTAAGCTCCCGCATGGCGATGGCAACGGGATCGGCGCAAGAGTTGATCGAAGCACAGCGCCGCCTGATGGAAATCAGCGACCGCACATACAAGCCAATTGAGGAGCAAAGCGAGCTTTTTATCCGTAACGCCAGCTCGATGCGGGAGTTGGGTTACAGCACGGCCGAGACGATGGACTATATCGACTCGATCTCCAGCCTGTTAACCATTAACGCGGCTAGCGCGCAGAAAGCGGAAAGCGCCATTAACGCACTCTCAAAGGCCAGCCTGAATGGGAAGGTGAGCGGCCAGAACTGGCACACCGTGTTAGAGACGATGCCAACAATCACAGCTGACCTTGCACGCCATTTGGGGATAACGGAAACGGCGGTTAAGCAGCTAGCCGCAGCCGGTAAGCTGTCGTTTAAAGACTTCTCCGAGGCCATCATAGCCGCGCGAGAGGAAAACGCGCGCCTGGCTGACGAAATGCCTAACACCGTGGGCGATGCGATCACAAAGCTATCTAACCACTGGAAAGCCTACATAGGGGAGGCAAACGCCGCCAACGGCGCTACGGCAACGCTGGTTAGTGGTATTGGGTTACTGGCTGACAATTTAGATCTTGTCGTAGAGATTGGACAGGCGCTGGCGCTGGGGATTGGCGCTAAATATTTGCTGACTATGGCAGACAATGCGCGCAAAGCCGGTAAGGATATTCTGGATCTGCGGTCCCGAGAGGTGTCGCTAGCCGCCTCGCAGCTCCAGACCGCACAGACTACGCAGTATAAAGCCACTATGGCGCGCCGTCTGGCCGAAGCTGAGGCCGTGGCTGCACTTAACACCGAAAAGGCCACAGCAGCGGCCATAGCGGCCGCACAGGCGCGCCAGCGTGAAGCAGTAGCCATTAACGCTGTTACGGCCGCACAGACCCGTTTAAACAGCGTCAGTAGCCTAGCGAGCCGTGCCGGTTCGGCTCTGGTTGGTGTCATGGGGGGGTTGCCGGGGATCATTGCGTTGGGTGGTGCAGCGCTTTATGGGCTTTACCAACATCAGGAAAACACCCGTAAATCTGCTCAAGAGTATGGCGAGAAGATAGACGATATCGCCGCCAAAATTAAGGACATGGAACTACCGGAGACTTGGGACAGCGAGGAGAAATCCCGTAAGGCTCTGGACGAACAAAACCGCCTTGTAGCTGAGCAACAAAGCAAGGTTAGGGACTTACAGGCGGAGATTGAAGGGCTACAGCATATTATTGCTAACCCAGGCCCTTCAATTGGTGGTTTCCTCGTTAATCACCTTATGAGTCTGGACAGTGCGACACAGCAGCTTGAAAACACCACGACGCAGCTTGCCGTAGAGCAAAGACGTTTAGCTGACGAACAAGGTAAAGCGGCACAGATTCAACAAGTATTGTCGGATCTAGAATTTAAACGCGTGTCATTGATACGTGAGGAGGCCGCCGAACAGAACAAGGCTTATCAGTCTCAATTGCTGATGAATGGGGCTTATGCCGCCTTTAACGGCGTATTATCAACCGGCAATAACCTTTTGCGTGACCGTAGCAATATCCGCGCGCCTTTAATCCTCCCCCAAAATGAGCTTAACGACGCTCAACAAAAAGCTCTCGATGCCGCCGCGCGTAATAAAGAGCTGGCTGGGTTGAAAGGTGCAGATCGCGCACGCCGTCAGGCGGAGTTTAACGCTGATGATTTAGGGCTTACGGGACCAGAAAACAGGGTAGCCAGACAGCAGCTAATTAACGATACCGTTAAGGCTACTGAGCTACAGACCGAATTGAAAGAGTCCGTGAAAAAGACGGCGGATCCTTACGGCGACATTATCAAGAGTCAGTCACGCCAGTTAGCGCTATACGGCACTACTACCGAACTAGCGAAAACACAGTACGAGACGACCAAAGGAGAATTAGCCGGTTTAACCGCGTCTCAAAAAGCGACCGTTTTACGCAATGCTACCGAACTGGACCGCCTGGCAGCGATGGAGCGTTATAAATCTCTCACAGAGGAGCTACGGACACCGGAAGAAAACGCGCTGGCTGTTGCGCGCGAACGTGTGAAAGTGCTTAAAGAGGCCAACGTGAGCGCCGAAGAGTACGCGGAAGCGATGAAGCGAATCACCAAAGATATGATGATCGATGCGCCAAAATTTAGTGGTATCGATGCGTCTATTGGTGGTGCTGGTGGTGAGATGTTCAAAATTGCCGAAGCTGAAAAAGAGCTTCAAGAATGGCACGCCGAACAGCTGGCAATGTGGGAGGAGTATTACGCCGAGCATGAGGATATGGAACAAGAACACGCTGATCGCATAGCGCAAATTAACGAACAATTATCCAAACGGCAGGAACAAATTCAGTACGCCACCACACGCGCCATGATTACGGTTTACGGCGACTTTACAAGCGGCGCAATGGATTTGTTATCCGCTATGGGGCAAGAGTCGAGTGCTATCTACAAGGCGATGTTTATTGCGAATAAAACGGCAGCTGTTGCTAATGCGATTGTCAGCGCCCACGTAGCCTCCGCAAAAGCGTTAGAAATGGGACCTGTAATGGGTATTCCTATGTCAAAAGTGCTTCTTGGGCTGGGTTATGCCAATGCCTCGCTCATCGCCAGCACGGCTCTGGTAGGGATGGCGCATGATGGTATTGATAATATTCCGACCGATGGAACATGGTTTCTTCAAAAGGGGGAGCGTGTTCTAGATTCTAGGACAAATACAGATTTAAAAAATTACCTTTCAAATGCAAGTGATGAGGGGACGTTATCACAACCTTTTGTCAGTTACTCCCCTGTATTTCATATAAATGGAGATGCTACTGAGCGACAATTAGAACAATTTAAAGAGTTAGCCAGTGCTGAGGGGGAGCGTTTTTATCGCCGAGCCGTTTCTGAAGTTATGAACGGAACCGGAAACATGGGCAATGCGCTTAAAAGTAAATGGAATAATGGGAGGAAAATTGGATAATGAATGATGTTTTTTACCCTCATGATTTTTTACCAACTCCGACAAGGCGTAGTGGTTATGGACTTAAGCCTGTAAGTCCTTTGATACGTACCACAATGAAATCGGGAAGATCTCGTTTACGTAGGAAATATATATCAACGCCAACGATCGCAAATGTTGTATGGCTATTCAGAAAAGAAGAACAGGCCCAGCTTTTTGAAGCGTGGTATAGGGATTCTATTCTTGATGGTTCTGCATGGTTTATGATGCGCTTGCGTACTCCAATAGGAGTCGATTTTTATAAGTGTAGATTTGTTGATATTTATGAAGGCCCTTTTTTAGTTCCGGTTAATAGTTGGCAATTTACCGCTAACGTTGAGTTGTGGGAGAGGCCGTTAGTAAGTGATGGATGGGGTTTGTATCCTGAATTTATCATTGGTTCTGAGCTTATTGATATAGCCTTAAATAAGGAGTGGCCGAAAGGATGACGATTTTAAATCGGCTTTATGCCAGTAATGGCGTTGAGGTAATATTAGGAACTCTGGAGGTTAATATTGGAAGTCAGAAACATTATCTCTGTGAGGGTTATGATGATATAGATGCTATTACTGAGACAGGCGAGTATGTGACTTTCAAAGCATGTTCCATTGATTTTTCACTTCCAGCTAGAAATGAAGATGGTACGCAAGATTTAAAATTCACCCTCTGCAATGTTGATGGCGTTGTATCCACAGCTATTCGTTCAGCAATAAATGATTTAGATGGTTCAACTATTATTTTTAGGAAGTATATTTCTACTAATTTAAAATCTCCGGCTGAGCCACCTTATATAATGCCGGTTAAAGGTGGATCATGGAAAGATCTCACGGTAAATATAACGGCAGGATTCCGAAATGTATTAGATTTTGCATGGCCACGTAATCGTTTCACACTGCCATATTTCCCAGGTCTTCGTTACGTATAATAGGATTGTTATGCTTGATATAGATAAATATATGTTTGTAAAGTGGAGCATGGGCGGTCGTGTATATCCAGTTTTAGATTGTTATGGGGTTGTACATGAGGTCAGGCGTGATCTTGGGTTATCTCAGTGGCCTGTATTCGAAGGAGTAATAAAAGAAGGGTTGGGAATAGGGGGGGTTTGCGAAGAATTCAAACAAAAAATAACACGCTGTGAACCATGTGAAGGTGCTGTGGCTGCATGTTATATAGCTGGAATGATTGGTCATTTGGGGGTTGTTGTTGAGATTGAGAAATTACTTTATGTCATGGAATGTAACCCCCGCCGTAATGTAACTATTCTACCGCTTGCGCGTTTTGAACATCAATATTTAAAAGTGGAGTATTACCGGTGACTATTCGTATTTATCCATCTCGTTTGCCAGGTGAACCACTGGAAACACATAACCATTATGACATTACGATAAATGAATGGATGATAGCAAATGTTGAAAATTACACTCTAGATAAACCGCAACATGTAGCTTTTGAGGTTGATGGGGTTCTAGTTCCGGTTAACAGCTGGTTGGAATATATAATTAAACAAGATGATGATGTACGAGTATATCCGATTCCCGGTGAGGGAATGAGTGCGGCCGCTATCGCTTCATGGATAAGTGCTGGTATAGCAGCCGCATCTGCAATTTATGCAATTGTTATGATGTCAGGTATGGATAAGGGAGGGTACTCTTCATCCACAGGAACCGGTCTTGAATTAAACCCGGCTAAGGCTAATACAGCACGTTTAGGCGATCCTATTCGTGAAGTTTTCGGGCGTATGCGGATTTATCCTGATTACATTTTACAGCCTGTTACCCGATTTAATCCAGAAGACCCAACAAAAATGACAACTGAAATGCTGTTATGTTTGGGAATGGGAAAATTTGCCTTCACTGAAGGAGATATACGGATTGGATCAACGCCAATTTCATCATTAGGTGAGGGGGTTAAATATACTGTTTATCCTCCCGGAGCTGATGTATCTGAAGATCGGAGAAGTGAAAATTGGTTTAACTCTACAGAAGTCGGGGGTACTTCATCTGGAACGGGGTTAGATATGGCTCAGACAGCACCAGATGTGACAGATATCAATGCATATAGTATGACGGTGAGCGGAGTAACGGCGACGTTTAATGGGCTGATAAATTCACAAGAGGAGGGTGAAAACGCGCTGCCTGAAAACTGGATAGAGGGAATGATTATCAACATTATAGCCCCTGCTAATTTTCTGGTTACTTCCTCCTCTGGATACAGTGTCTTGATGAGTGACGCCTTAGCGGAGTTAAAACCGTCACCAGGAATGCCGGTAACGCTGGAGTATAGCGGGGCTGATTATCAGTTATTTATTTCCGATTTTACTCCAGGGAAAGAGGCTGTGCCGGGAACGGGCGGACGCGCAGCTAGTTTACGTGCCAGCGCCGCGCCGGTAACGTATGATTTTTCACGAAACGATCAAACATTTTTTATTGAGTGGCAGGGCAGAAATTACATCATTTCTCTTGATGCTGATTATCTGAATATGTCCGGGTTACTGGTAGCTATTAATCGTGGTTTGTTTAATTCAGGTCTTATTGCAAGTGATATCGGTGGCACTATACATATTAGTGACCAAAGCCCTTTTTCTGATGGTCGTATCTCCTGTTCTGATTTACCAGTTTCAATTTTTGGTATCAATCCAGTTTTTACAGATGGCATTGAGTCCAACGGAGGACAAACGGCTGTTATGGCTAGTGTTAAACTCGCTTATGACAGCGCTAGTGGTACTGCGTTTACCGGTATTCCTGAAGGTATGCAAAGGCTATCACTGACACACAGGGGCAGCGAATATCAACTAATCGATATTGATGGGACTACTATCACAGTCGGGCGGATAATTGATGGTGTGCTTGATCGTACTTGGCCTGGATTCGTTCCGCGTACAATTGTCGATTTTTCCGTGACCGGAATTAATGATAATAATGCTTGGATGGGACCATTTCTCGCGTGCCCAGAAAACGAAATTATTGATGCATTTGAAGTGAATTTTTCTTTCCCTAGTGGTATTTGCGGTTTTAACAATAAGGGTAAAAAAAGGTTTCGTTCTGTTGGATGGGAAATTCAATACCGTGTGTACGGTTCAGGAGCTGGCTGGACGTCTTATACGGGAACATACAATTTATGCAACGTTAACGGGCTTGGATTCACTGAAATAATTAATCTGGAATCACCTGGGCTTGTGGAGGTTCGTTGTAGGCGGACTAATGAGCAGGGGAGTAATAATGCAAGGGATAGTATGTACTGGCAAGCGCTACGCGGCCGTTTACTAACGCGGCCGCATAGCTATGCAGGTGTTTCTCTTATTGGTGTGACTGTTGAAACGGGGGGAAAGTTGGCGGCGCAGTCAGATAGACGGGTGAATGTTGTTTTAACCCGGATTTATGACAATGGAAAAGAGCGGACTATATCAGGTGCGTTTTATCATGTTGGGCAGTCGTTAGGTTTGCAAATGGATATTGCGGCGATTGAATCCCTAGAGGAGTTTTACTGGACTCCACGAGGAGAAACGTTTGATCATGCAACCGTGGACAGTATATCGACACTGGAAATGTTGCAGAAAATAACAGGCGCTGGGAAGTCTTATTTTTTAATTAACAAGGAAGGGCTGGCGTCAATTGGCCGAGAAGGTGTTAAGCCGTGGGTTGGTGCTATTACTCCGCATGAAATGGTTGAGAGCTTACAGACCGATTTTATAGCACCAAATGACGATGATTATGATGCGGTTGATGTTACTTATATCAATGGCGTAACTTGGGCTGAAGAAACAGTACATTGCCGGATACCCGGTAATCAACCTCCCCGAAAAATTGAAGCGGTTAGATCTGAAGGAATTCTGGATGAGGATCGTGCTTATCAATTTGGTATGCGTCGTCTAATGAAACATATATTTCAACGATTGACTCATAAAACCACTACAGAGATGCACGCACTTTGTTATGATTTAGGTGATCGAATTATTCTTACCGATGATATACCTGGTAATAATACGTTGTCATGCCTCATCATAGATATGATAACAATAGGTGAAGTTGGTGGCAGAAAAACTATATTTACAATAACAGAAAATCCAGATTGGACATTTAATAACCCTAGAGTAATTATTAAATACCAGGATGGAAGAACCTCAAAATTACTTGAAGTTGATAGAGTTGATGACTTTAAGTTGTCTGTAGATTATCAAAGTGATTTTTCTGACATCATTTTAAATGATCCTGTAATTGAGCCGCCTACATTAATTTTTTGTAGTTCGGAAAAGGACGTTTATCATGCGATTATTCGTGATATATCTCCGCAGTCAGACGGAAAAACAGAAGTAATCGCTATTCAGTATATGGATGGTTTGTATCAATTTGATGATGAACCTTATCCAGGGGAATTATCTTAATAAATTAACTATTAAAAAACGCTTCGGCGATTTCTATGGAGAAACAAATGAGCGAACCGTTAGGATCAAAATCACCGGCTGTACTTCTTGAAAATACTAAGAATATGGATCACCTGATGAATGACTTGGTGAATAAGAAGCGAAATGACCGCTTCGGACGTTCCCGTCAAACCTGGTACGGGATGGAATCCGCCTATGAAGAATTGATGGCGCATTTCGCGTCTGAATTTCAAAACTTTCTTATTAAGTCAGGTTATACATTTCTTGGTGATTATGAAGATGGGCCGTTAACATTTTCTGCCAGAAATCAAACTATTCGTTATCAAAAACAATTCTGGAAATTGAATAAAGATACTGACATTGAATTTACAACAACTGGAAATGATGCATCAAGCTGGGTAGAAGATGTCACTCATCTAGTTTTAATGGATGCTGACACACTGCGTCAAGAACTTGCGCTCCCGGCCGGTGCCTGGATGATTGGGCTGGGTGATTTTACGCTGGGTGAGATACTGGCTCAGAAAATTTTCATTATTGTCATTACTGGACAGTCGAATGCAGTCGGCGCAAATAGCGGGGGGCCTAATCCGGCAAGCGATAAAATCGTTATCTGGGATGGTGCTACGGGCGATTGGGGAAGCAGTGATTATACCCGGCCTCCTTTATCACGTTCCAGCCCGAACGGGAACGGCGGTAACAATAATATCGCTCTGGCGTTCGCACATCGCCTGGTTGATGAGTATAAAGCCGAAAAGGTTTACATCATCTACGATGCCGCTGGTGGTCGTCCGATTGAAGATTGGACTAGCGATGGCGTTAATTCTGTTCGCTATGCTGCAATTAAAAGTAAAGTTGAATCGGCATTCATGTCACCTGAAATTATAGCCACAGGAAAAACTGATATTGATTTTCTGGTATTTGCACAGGGTGAAGAAAATGCCCTGACGGATACCGTTACGGATTATCGAACAAAACTAGCGACACTGGATAAACAATTTCGTGCTGAAAGCTGGATGTCTGATATCACACCGATGTTTATCATGGGTATGAGCGGATTACACATGCGTTACCAGGTCTGGCAAGCGCAGGTTGACTACTGCGAAAATTACAATCGCAACTGCATCTATGTTAATTCAGCAGGATTGTTAACGCAGTATGAGGTTGACCAGACAGGGGATTATACGCACTGGCTGGGTAAATCGCTTTGGGAACATGGTTATTACCGCATCTGGCAGGCCTTACATGAGCGCGGTGTAACACACAGGCTGACGCTTCCTGCATTTTATTCGCGAGGTATTGGAGTCTGGAATGGTGATCATATTGCCATTGCAGGATTTAGTTCGCTGGTTAGCGCGGGTTCGACGACCAGTGATTATCCAAAAAACGGGCCAGCGGCGGCGCATTCAATTCATTGGGGTTATCAATGTACAGCCGCAAATTATTCCCTTGCTGGCGGCTATCAGATCACAATGCAAACTGGTGCAAATTATTCTGTTTCCTGGGGCCGCCTGAACACGTTCAGTGCTGACGCGCAGTACTCATCTGCATTTGGATATGGCAACACGATTAATGCGCCTTATGCCTTTGCTGCTGGGCGTGGGCATACAATCGCTGACCCGTACTGTGCGGCGTTGGGGGCGTTCTCTGAATACAAAACGTCACTAGAGGATCCTGTTCGTTTTCAGGTTGGGATCGGAACTGGTGACACGTCACTAAAAACAGGTTTAGCCATATTTGAATCAGGGCGCTCCTTGTTTGCAGGTAACATCGATTTCAGAACTGATAACAAGTGTTCTGTTGGGACACCTAGCGCCCGTGCGTCAGTTATTTATGCAGGAACAAGTAGTATAAATACGTCAGACGCTACAATGAAAAAAGTACGTGGAGCGTTAACCGATGCTGAATTACGGGCATGGGCTAAAGTGTCGCCTACAATTTATCAGATACTGGAATCACTGAATGAAAAAGGCGAAAATGCGCGCCTTCATGCCGGTCTGATAGCGCAGGACGTAGCCGCAGCGTTTGAATCTGAAGGCCTGGACCCGCGCAAGTATGCCCTTTTCTGTGAGGATGAAATTTTTGAAGAGGTATTAGAACCGCAGATTCAGACAGTCACCCGTCAGAAGCGCGGGCCGGGTGTTATCAGGGAAACAGGTGTTGTTGACGGCAAGGAAGTTACAGTGGAGCGCGCTGTGGGTGATGCTCTCCAGTACGCGGTAAAAGACAATGAACTTGTACCATTAATGGAAGAGATCGAAGAAAAAGTGATGGTTCCTGTACGCAAATCGATGGGGATCCGACTTGGACTGCGTTACGTTGAGTGCCTTATTTTTGAAGCTGCTTACCAGAGAGAGATGCGCGCTGACATTATGGCCCGACTTTCAGCACTGGAAAAAATATAAAATTGGGGTAGACGATCCTTCTTTGATCTTTTTCTTGTCAATTCCAGGGGGTTAGGGGAAGATAACTAGCCGTCTGGAATGATGATGGCCGGTTAGTAACCTGGCATTGGTTGATAACGATCAAAGAAATTTGCCGTTTGGAAGACATTCGTCTTAACTTATGTTTCAATCAGCGCTGTCGTTTCGTGTCGATTTACGTCACTTAACTGACTGGGATACTTCAAAGGGGGGATCAAAAAGTGACCCCCTGAAAAGCAAAAACCCCGCCGAAGCGGGGTTTCTGCGAAATCTTAGAACCCAAACGAGTCTTAAGACCTTCGACAAGTCAGATTCTATGTGGGTTCTAATTTTTTCGCAAGGAAAAACAGGACCAACATAAAAATATGGCTATTGGACTATCCATTAAAAACCCACACCCTGAGTGTGAGTATAAGGATCATCCGCTGGAGTTCATCAATAAGCTGATGAAGAAAGCAGATGGCGTGTACTCCTCCCGCAACTTTGATTATGTTGTGGCCTTAGCTCGTCGTGACGGGAATATTAAGCGCAGGCCCCGCGAAACAAGCGTTCGCGTGCTTGAAGCATTAACACAATGTGCGCTCTATCATTGGGATATCGTGGCCGAGAAGGTGACGACAACCGCCCATAACATAGCCATTAAGACCAAGACGGCCACCGAATCGGCGGCTAAAAACTTCTCGATCTCCCGCGTTCAGCGTCATTTAGCACTGCTTAGCCGGTTGGGCCTTATCCGGTTGTCTAAGACCAAATTCCGCGCGGATTTGGAGTGCTACGAGCCTATAAACTTTACCTTTACGAAACTCTTTTTCGACATGCTGGATGTTTCAGAGGCGGCCGTAGTGGCGGCCAGAAACAGCCGTGTAGCCGACGAGAACCGCAAGCGCAAGCAAAAGGGGTTATCCATTCTCTCTGTGGCGGAGCTGGCCGCCGCCAACCTGAAAAAGTGGATCGCTAACTTTGCGGAGATAAAGCGTAAACGTAAGGCGCAGGGAGAGTTACGTTATCAACGCCGCAAGGATGCCGAGCGCACACGTAAAGAGATTTACGACATTGAATATAGAGCCGCCCTGGTGCGTGTTCGTCAGGGGAGCTTTAACCCATCCAGCACGCAAGAGTTTAGGGATGAAGTAGAACGGCGTACTAACCAGCGCATGATCACCCGTAAGCTCGATTCTCGATTATCCCTCTCGACGGCTTAGCCGTTCGACACTAACCCGGCTTAGGCCGGGGGCTTTCGCACGTCTGTAATAAATAACCGCTCAAGTTTCACACAAAACGCACCGGCGGCAGGTGGGCCAAATCCACATTTTTCTCTCGATGCCAACTTTTGTCCGTCGAATTGGTGGCAATTTATAATTACCCACAATTAAACGCATCCGACCAGTATTTTTTATCTGCGGACCACCTGTTTTGATATGTGCACGAATTCCTTTAAACCCCCTAAACTTCTGTTATTCATTTAAATATATAAACCTGTTCGCCCCACTCGTGGGGATAAATGACCGCCCTTGCAGCGGCCCTAACGGTCCGCGCCGGTTCGGTTATCGCTACGCTCAAAAGTAGGTCCTCCAGCTTCTGGCTGGAGGCGCGGTGGCGCTGAAAGCCTGGAACAAAACGGCCCGTTTTGTAATTAGCATCACCGACGCTGACAGCTCGTTAAAAACCGGCTTAGCAGGAAGGGGGAGCGCTTTATGATGATCATGGGGAAAATCGTTAGCCTGTGGCCGCCTGTCTTGTTATCTGACGGTCTTATGAGTGATTGTATAGATAAGCTCTCGAACGGCTTAGAGGCGTTTTGAGGAAACTTAAGAAAATGACCGTTTTATGCTCCAGATCACCCCAAATCGGAATTGCTATCTTGTTAACAAATTAGCAACATGAAAATTGGAGTTTTTCAGGGGGGAAAGCTGGTGGTTTTGGGCGTTATGCTCCGCTTAGCCGTCGAACCCGGATCGCGTGGTGCGTAAAACGTACAATATGTTAAATGCAGCAGTTTTCACGGAATTTATTCATAGTGACGTCACTGATTGACGTCACTATGATATTAGGCTAGTATTACATCATTAAGTGAGGCCACTGGATGCAGGAATGATTAAGGTCAAGGAGCTGAACGGGAGGCATCGGAAAACGTTTGATGACGTTATGACGACTCCACCAAAACCGGGTATCAAATGGTCTGATGTTGTCAGCCTGATTAACTACCTGGGCGGGAAAGTGAAGAACGGGAATGGATCCCGACGCCGCTTTGTCTTATCTGGGACTATTTATTTAACCCACCAACCGCACCCAGGTAACGAGATGGACAAAGGCGCGGTTGCAGGGTTGCGTGAGTGGTTCGAAAGTTCGGTAGGAGTAGACTATGAATAAGACCAGTAACATTATGACTATCAACGGCCAACCGGCTGTAGTTACCTTTGAGGCGGATATTGGCGCGTTTCGCGGTAAGTTCCTTAATGTTAATGGATACTGTGATTTTGTTGCTGATAGCATTGATGGCTTACATCGTGAGGGGGAGATTTCCCTTGCGGAGTTCATCCAAGATTGCAAGGAAGAGGGTATTAACCCGTTCCGTGAGGACGAGCTAGAACGCTTAACTGTGCGCGTTTCTGGTCGTCTTGGTTCCCGCCTTACGGCCGTGGCTAAGCAGCACTCTATTTCTAAAAATCAGCTTATCGTAGAAGTGTTAGAGCGAGAGTTCGCCTTAGTGGTGTAAGCTAAATCGACATTTAAAGCCTGTAAAAAAGCCAGCTAAATGCTGGCTTTTTTGTTTGTGTGTCCGGACACGTTTAGCCGCCGTGTTTGCGTTTGTACTCATTAAAGCAGTTTTCTAACAGCGCTTTCATTGAAAGCCCGTTTTGCGTGGCGAACGATTTAAACTCTATCGCAAACTCTGGATCCACTTTGAAATTTAACCCGGTCCCGCCGCTTGATTCCCTTGCTCCACGGCTTGTAGCTTTCGTGGCCGTAGCTGTGGCTTCAATCGTTGGCGCTGTGCGCGGTGGCTTTTTAGATGGTCCCGCCATAATCACTCTCCTGTTAATTGTTCTAATCTTGTTATGATACCTTGTACCACATGATCCGCTTTCGCGCGTGGGCCAGGGTAAATACATTCTGTAATAGATCGCCCACTATCTAAGGCTTTTCTTAATGCGGGTGTTCTAGGTATATAGCCATCTATAATTTTATATGGGAGAGCGGAAAAATATGTTATTGCTTCCGCGTAGTCTTTTTCTCTGGCGGATTGTGTTTTTTGTTCATCCACACCAGAAAAAACAATGCAAATTTTATCCGAGTCAATACCCTCTAACACAAGAGAGTTAGCCATTTCAGCTGTACTATTCATATCATCTTCTGAATATCCTGTAGGCAGGACGACAAGATTAGATATAAGAGCAATGTCTATAGATGATTTTGTAGCAAAAGCAGGGCTATCGATAATAAAAATATCTTTATCACCTTTTTTAATTTCAATTTCCAACGCGCTAACCGAGCCAAAGGATTTAACGTAAATTGATGGTTTTAAGTCTGCCTCTTCACGGCGCATGGCCCACTTTCTGGATGTGGCTTGCCCTAATTCCAGATCTGCAACAATCGTTTCCCACTCTGCGGCCGTGTACGCAACGGCCACCGCTCTAGCGAGGGTGGACTTAGTAACCCCCCCTTTGCTTCCTAAGAACGCTATACAGTAAGTCATATATATCTTCCCGTATTGATGGTTTATTTCGTTACGGGTAATGATAACAAACAGAGAGACAAAAAGCCAGAAATACAGAAAGCCAGATTTCTGTAATTTGTGCGGTTGTTCACTCTATAGAGTTGCTGGTTCATGCTGGTAACACGATATCTCGCAAGTTATCAATGATTTTTGTTTGCTCGTCCGACAATGTATGCGCACAGTCAATAAGCAACTCTGTGTTAATCTTTTTGCGTCCCGCTGTACTTGATAGACTCGCCAGCGCTAAAATGATGGCGTGGGCCTGGTTCACGTTAGTAATAAATGTCATATCATCATTGCTTACATGACAATCCATCACAAGCCACTCTGTCTCCAGCTCCTCCAGGTGTTTTCCTTGAATCTCAGCAATAAATTTAAGTGCGTTAAAATTGTCATCCGTCAATGTTTCCTCCGTATCATGAATAAGTGATCGAATTGCAATATTAAGTGTGTCGATTTTATTAATGATGGTAAGTGAGTGCGGCATTTTCAATCTCCTATTATAACCTTAATTAACGTTCCGTTTATATATGCAGGTGAACCATTTCAATTAATTAGTTGTTGTAATAAAAGAGTGCAGCAATGCCGCACTCTTTTAACAACTATTAACGAAGTCGAGTTAACCCTATAACTAACCCAACCACTTCTATATTATCTGAGTCATCATCTACAAAAATAGGTGGGAAGTGTGATTCATTATGCGCGTAAACTGTGAAGCCTGTCCCGCCAAATTCTCGCCTAGCCCATCTAAATATATATCTACCAGTTTTATCTTTAACGCAGTACATATTTACGCCGTCAACCTTATTTCTGCCTGTGTCAACAATTACATCATCACCAGAAATAATATCAGGAGATATAAGATTATCTGTGGCTCTTATAACTCGAACATTACCAGGATAAGCCCCTGAGTTTTTGATGTGAAATATAGAGTACATTGCATAATCGGCTACCTGCGGGGGGCGCTCTGGTGATGTTGGGTTTACTAAATGATACGAGTAGTTTTCATCTCCATCATTTTGCTCTGAAAAAGTCGCTAACCACGCCGGAGAGCAACCAAGCACAGCCGCCAGATGTTTTATGGTGGACAATGATGGTTGTCTTGCTCCTGATTCGTAGTTCTGTAGCGCCCCTCTTGATATACCCGTCATCCTTGCAAATTCGCTAATTGAAATCTTCTGGCTCTGTCTGAGTGTTTGCATCCGCTTTCCCAGCGTTTGCAGGATATCGTCATTGGTATCACGCATGGCTAATTCTTCCTTTTATAAAAGTTATAGGCGAGAAAATTGTCACACGTTGGCTTGATGCCGTCACATTGCAATGCAAGTTTATTGCTCATAGTCAATGAAAATTTACCAAGTGTGAAGTTAATATGCGCCTATACTGAAGTTTATTTTTATTCAATATGAAGTGAAGGGTTGCATATTGTGGTTAAGCAGAATTTGAAACTTTGGGTAAAAAACTCCGGTTCTCTCCGCCGTGCGTCGGAGATTTTGGACATTCCGATCTCTACGCTTAGCGCATATTGCAGAGGTACACGATATCCACACCCGCTGATAATGTGCCGCTTGCGTCAAAGGCTGGGTGACGTTGTTGATTTGGACACGCTCTCTACTGCTTGGGCTGACCGTAAAAACACCCCGCCGCCCTCCTTCCGCCTGATGCGCGGAAATGTACTGATTAACTCCTTGGATAAGTTGTCCCGCCTCTATGTTGAGGCCGATTTAGATCGCGCTGGTTTGCGTGATGCCGCGCGTTATCTGGCGCGCTGGAAAGCAACGAATGTCACCGCAAAAGAAGTAAGGGAAGCCATCGAGACATTAATCAAGGATGGGGAGAACGGCGCGGATGTTCGTTTGATACATGAATTTATCGGGGCCAAGCGCCGCGCATACTTGGGAGGATTGAAAGAATGATGGTGATGGCATTTTTAGGTTCGGCGCAAGCAGACCAAAAGACTTTTGTAGAGCAACTGGCGCAGGAAATATATCCAGCCTATCGCGTGAAGGTCGTAAGTTTTGCCGGGTTGCCGGTAGGTAAGCGGATAAACACGATCCGTCGCTGTTTAAACGATGGTGTACCCCCACACGCCATCCTGATTTTTACAGGCATAACGACAGAAGAAGAAATGGCGGCTCTGAGAAAGCGCCGAGCTTTATTTGTCATTATGCCTGGCCCACTTCCCCGCGTTCTGCTGAATGGTCGCGTTGAAATAGACCGCTCGTTTATCTATGCGCACTTAAGCCCTGAGCAGCTCGATACAGAAGCCAAGCGCCGCCTCTATATGGATCCGGAGGCAGTGTTTTCATGCTGTCTACTACAGGAACAGAAGCTAAACCGTGAGGCCGTTAATGCAATTTGTTAAAGGCGCGGCGCTTATGTGCTCCCGGCCATCGTTTCAGCGCTACTTATCCACGCTTGTTTGTTACAACGTCACTTCAACCGAAGACGCGGCCAGGGTTTTAAGAGGTTTACTTGATATCAAATCACGGCGCGAGCTGGCGACCAACACGGCCGCGCGTAGCCGGTATCAGAGTTTGATCGCATCGTTTAACGCCTGGGCTAATTCGCAGGGGGCCGCGTGAACGGACGGAAACCAACGAAGCGGGAATCTCTTTATATCAATGCCTGTATTACGCAGGTGGGTTGTATTGCTTGCCGCCTCGATGGCAGGGATATCGAGAACCCTGGAGAGTGGACCGAATTTCATCACGATCCGGATTACGGGAGCACAGACAAAGATTGTCACTTTCATGGTTATGGGTTATGCGCTGTTCATCATCGGGGGGCTTTCCCTCCTGGCTGTAAACCGGATCGCTCTATTGCCGTCAGGCATCCCCAGCAAAGCAACGCTGGCCGCTTTTCCTCCGCATACGGTTCGGATGAATTGCTATGTCTCTACGCCTGGGAGTTGATACCCGATCACACCAAACAGGAGATAGGTTTTGACCTTTCCAGCGACTCCATCCCGGCTTAGTTATCGGGGCTTCAAACGGCCAGCGCCGAGCAAGTACAAAAATAAGCGCATCGAGTGCGACGGCTTTACGTTCGACTCACAGAAAGAGTACCGGTATTACCAGAATTTAAAGCTACTCCGGGAGCGTGGCGAAGTGCTGATGTTTTTGATGCAGGTCCCTTTCCATTTGCCTGGCGGAGTTAAGTACGTGCTGGATTTCCAGATTTTTTGGGCGAACAAGGAGATCTCTTTTGTCGATGTTAAGGGATTCAAGACCGAAATTTACAAGCTCAAAAAAAAGCAGGTTGAGCAGCTTTACCCCATCGTGATCGAGGAAGCGTAAACCGTGGACCGCCGCGAACTGGATAGCCTATTAGACCTGTGGGCGCGCTGGGTGATTAACGGGCATATGGCCTCCCGTGGGGGCTTTATGTCGGAATCGTTCGGCTCCTCGTCTGGTGGTGGTGGTAGTTGTTGCGTTATGGCTAATGATGCTCTGGAAACGCGTATAGAGGCGGCCGTATCGATGTTGGGAACGACAAACAAGCGCGCGGAGCTGGTGTTACGTGTCGATTTTGGGATAGCCGCTGCGGCTGGTTGGCGTGAATGTCCGCGCCTCCAGGCTGAAAAGGCTGTAAAGCTGGGGATCAATCTAAACCAGTACCGCCGAGCGCTTACGAGGGCTAAGGAGCATGTGTGGCGGACGCTGAAGGCCCACCGGGTAAACCGGTAGCTACCAAAATTATGACATTAATCAATAAAGCCAGAAATGCAGAAAGCCAGAAAGCCAGAAATCTGGCTTTCTGGCTTTTGCTGTTATATAGTCTCTTCACACAAAACAAGGAGACGCAAAAAATGACCTTCGACAAAGCAAATCACATTGCGGCAGTAGCTAAGACAGCAAGCCAGATCGCCAACCGTTCAACCATGAAAGAGGCGCGCGCTTACATCGAATTCCAGACCGGTGGCGAATGGGAAGAATGCGCGGAAGTGTTCGCGCTGGTGCTGAAAGCTCGCACTAAGCTGGTTTTCTCCCAGCTGTGCGCGGGAATCGAAACGGATCACGCAGAAAAAGCAAATGTCATCTCTATCGAGCGTAAGGCGCGCCGCCTGGTGGTCGTTGCCGCTGAAAAAGGCCTGTCTATTTCAGAAGAATCCGCACACGGCTACATGTCCAAATTTGGGGCCGCTGGCTCTGTTTATTCTGCCCTTGCGTTGGTAATTGATGATATTGAAGCGGCAAGAGCTGAAGCGGAAAAAATCATCGAAGTAGCGCGCCTGGCCGACTGTGACACAGCCACGGCCGCAGAGGCGTTAAACGGCGCGTTAAATATGACTGAGGCCGTAAATAGCGCCCGTCATGCTGTCATTGAATCCCGAAAGGGTAGCGCCTGGCGTTCTGCTGAATCGTCTTGTAAGGCGGCCCACGCTCGCGCTGCTGAATATGAAATCTCTGGACCACAGCTGGGGGCGCTCGTCTCCGAACTGGAGGGCCAGGGGGTGTCTTTTGAAGTCAGAATTTACGATTACACCGTCGTTTTGTGCGCTGGCTTGCGTGGTGATTTTGAGCCTGAAAGGGCTGTGATTATCGCCAATACAAACGCGAAACGAGACACGGCCACAAAGGGAAACCGGCTGTTAAAGCTGGTGGATCAATTCCAGGGAAAGCAATCAACGTTTTCTAAGGTGGTAAGCATGGCTAAGAAGGTTGTTAAAACGGAGTCTCTATCCTTTGTCTTTTCAGGCGTAACGGGCCGTATCGAGCGGGAGAAAAATCAAATTGTGGTGTTCTGGTGCGGCCAGCGTCGCTATCTGGCGACTCTATCCGCCGCTGTGCGAAAACACATTGTTGGGGTTCTGAGTCGCGCCGGTTGGTTAGAAGGGGGCCACGTTGTCAGGACGTAAGGCCGCACAGCGCCAGCGAGATAAGGAGCTGGGCTATGTTCGCCTGGAACTACGTTTCGACGCTGTTGAGCTGGCGTTACTTGATGAATTATGCGCGGCCATGCGGCCAGGCAAGAGCGCTTATTCACGCGCTGAGCTGGTGGCCCTTGCGGTCCGCGCGCTGGGGAAAGACTACCGGCGCAAGCTGGCTAAAAACCCCAATTGTAAGAAGTGTGGAGAGCCAGCGCCGGTGACTGAATGTATTTGCGCCGGTGATTCTGAATGCTGGATCACCTGGGCCAAACGAGCATTACCGGTGAAACTCTGATTATTCTGTATTTCTGGCTTTCTGTATTTCTGGCTTTTGTGCCGTATTAATTTATTTAGTTTTTTGCGCGGGAGCGCATGGGGGAATTATGGAAGCGACAAACGCGCCCGTAGGGCCGCACCCTGTAACACGTTCGGAGGATGGCTGGTATGTACATCCCCGTTTAAATGCCTTTCTTGATGGCCGCGAATACATCACACCAACTGAGTTTAATCAATGGCTGTTTGATAACAATTTGCAGTCCTCAATGACCTTTATGGATTTAGAGGATGATTCACCACTTGCTCAAGAGTGGGCGGCCAATGCCTCTATTGCCGGTTGGGAGCCTGAGCGCCCGGAGGGTGAGGGCTGGTTTATTGGTTCTATCTATGATTCTGAGGACGACGGTCCTGTGTGTCTCTGGTTACGCCAGAAGGGGGCCGCATGACGACTTTTTCTCTACGTATGGCGCGCCCGGATAGCGACGATTTAAAACACATGCGGCGCTTATTCCGCGCCGCACAGCTGGCCGATTTTGCAACACGCCGCCAGCGCGCGTGGGATATCAATTTTGATCCCGATTGGGACGAAGAAAAGTTAACCCGCGAAGAAAAATTCTTTTTCCGCTGCGCCTGGCGCGCTTGCATCGATACAGGCGCATTTGATCGCCTGTTTGGTAGCTATGACACGCTTTTCCACAATTTCGGGGATCCGGAGAAGGATTACATCGATATCAAGCCGGAATTACGCGCCGAACTGGAGCGCGCGGAGCTGGTGGACGTGTTCTCCGATGCCTACGCGGAAGCGTGCGCCGGTGTCACTGGTAGTGAGAAGCAAAAGCGCGAGTTAGTCATGTTGGTTAAGAGCCTGGCTCATTCACTGCGACATGCAAATCCGGCGAGCAAACAGCCTGATCGCGCTATGGAGTACCTGAGCCAATCGGGGCTAATCAGCGTGGAGGACGTTTTACGATGAAAGCAAAGCTTAGTAACGAAAAGCTGGCCGATCTAATTGGTGAGATTGGTAACGCGGTGGAGTTTTATTCACACATTAACACTCCGGCTGCTGCACGCCTAACTGCTACTCTCACTTTTACTATTGCGGGACTGACCGAACTACAAAACCGGCGAGCCGTAGACGAGCCACCGGCTATCGAGTCCAATGTTTTCACCTGTGAGCGCTGCGGGACTACTACAACACATCCGGAAGGGTGGCATTACTGTCACGCGGGGGCGAAAAATGTGCATTAGAGAGCTACCGGAAACACTACTGCAAGAGATCGCTGGTGATGGTTTCACGGCCCACGGTGAAAATCAGGCTATGGCGGGTGAGATTTTGCATTTGCGCCGACTTAAAGAGCGCATGGAGGCCGTTTTAAGCCCGTCTTGTCCTGGTTTCGAGGCCGCTTGCCGTGCGCTGTGGGAGCGTGAGCCACATCATCTGTTAGCGGCTAGGGGCTTTCCTGTTGATTACGACTCACAGCCACCGGCGATAAAAGCGGGGATTAAGCGCCAAGTTTTAACGGTCTTACAGACCATTTCAAAGGAGGTGAAAGGTGAATATCGTATTGTGGCGCTACATACCGGCGCGCCATCACCGCTAATCCCTGATGAAGTGATCCCCTTAATTGAGAGCTTAAAGCCAGAATATGGCGCGCCTGGTTCGCGTGACGTTGAGGTTACAGCCAAACGAGACGCGGTTGACTCGATTATCAAGCTGTTACGTCCAGGGCGTTAGGAGGTGGCTGGTGGCTGATGAATCAGACAATGTAATTGCGCTTGTGCAGCCTAAATCCGATGAAGAAAGGCTACTTAATGTAGTTGTTACGGACAGAAAGAGCGCTGGACAGCACTATTGTAAACATGTTCAGACTCAAATATCAGAAACAAACAGGACAATCGTTTGTAAGCAATGCGGAGTCATTATCGATCCGTTTGAGCTTGTACTTGATCGCGCTAAAAACGGCGAAAACATCGTGGCGGAGATAAAGAGGCTCTACACGAAACGTGACGAGCTAAGGGAGTCTGTAGCGAACCTGGAGCGGGAAGAAAAAAACGCTAAGGCGCGCTTACGCTCTGCGCGGACAGGGATATTGTTTGCCGAAAATGATTTAAAGAACGTGGAGGCGGCCAGCGCTGCTAAGTCGAAGGAGTAAGCGTGGAAAAGCTATCTAATGAGAAGTTGATTAGCCGGTTAATGGAGGTGATGTTTTTTAAGACTTTCCCGCGTGTTGGTGGACTCCTCGCAAACATCTCTGCGATTGGTAGCGCCCGTGTTTACTGGCTAACGTCCGGTAGGTAGCCAGAAATACAGAAAGCCAGAAATACAGAAATAAAACTTGCAATTAGGGCCAATGGTCCGTATATTGTCCCCATAGGCCCGGCAATGATGCAAGGGCCTCTGACCGGGAGAACCGACGATGTACCAGAAAATCCGCTGCAACGCTTTTAAAAAAATCGCTTCCATCCTCGCTGAATCTAAAGGCGTTCTGTTTTGCTCCTCTCACATGGAAATTGATGATTCTTACGATACTCGTTACAGCGTTTCTTCTGCTGACGAGGCGTTAGAGTGGCTAAAAGAGAATCAGCGCGGCGCGCGCGTTTATATGGACGGTAACAAGCTCGTTATCTCTGGTCCTTACTACTTCAGTGATCACATCACCGCTTATCTCGATGAAGCTGATTTTATCGCTGAGGCGGCGCGTCTTGTTGAAGGTTTCGAAGTAGCCGCGCCGGTGGCTGTTGAAGTGGTTAACGAAACCTCCGCGCCGATTGTTACCGAATCCCCAGCGCTGGTGGCTGCAAATGATGCTAGCTACGAGCTGGTAGTGGCTAACGATGACGTATACACAATTGAACGCGATCCGGAGCCAAAAAAAAACGCTCCAGTGAAAAAAGTGGCTACCGGCGCAACTGCAATAGCCGTCCTGGAGGACGGTAGTTTTTACCTCGAATCACGCGGCCATAAGATGAAACTCTCTTTCGATGCCAGTTTAAACCTGTGGGAAATGCATACGGATAATGCATCCCGGAGGGCTTATCGTGGCCTGGGCCTTAAGTTCTTTTGCTCTCTCGATGAAATAGAGCGCACCTATAAGAGCTGGCGTGGCGTTTCTCTGCTTATTGAAGGAATTACAAGCAATGCTCACTAAATCACAAGAGGCGGCCCGTATGGCCGCAATTAAGGCGGGTTTAAACGCTGCCACACTTAAGGCTTACCCGGATGGATGGGAACAGCCTACCGGCGCAGAAATACGCCTGGTAATGAATCTGGCTGGCCTGACAGGTTCAAAGGCGGCCGCACTCACTGGAAATGATGATCGCACCGTTCGTCGGTGGGTGTCTGATGATCGCAAAATTTCTTACTCTGCGTGGGCGATTTTGCTGGCCGGTGCTGGTATGGGGTTGATTTTTGAATCTTCACCGGCGCACATGGAATCTAAAGCGCCTGGGCGCGCCGGTGATGCTGGCAATACGATATCAAGCTTAGTAACAGCGGGTGATTTTACCATAGCGAGACAGATAGCCGCTCAATGGTTCGCTGATAAACCTAATCAGGAAAGAGACGGTTATGTTGTAGTGCTAAATGGGGTTTTTGATGGGTGGACAGCCACTATAAGCAAACTTTCAAATCGTAAGGCTGGCTCTATTGCTGTCAATTCTAAAGGGAAAAGCTGGCTTGCGCATGGCGTTAGCGAGTCTGGAGACGCCTGTAGCTGGACTCCGATAGCGTAGCCAATAAAACATATTTCCAATGCCGGTGGCCGTTATGCTTAACAGTTCGGCCACGATAACGGATTATAATAGGCTGGTAAATCATAGGGACAATGTAATGAGAAAAGCAGTCGTGATGTTATGCCTTTTGGCGCTGGTGGGCTGTAAGCCAAAAGATAAACCCATACCCGCCCCGCAAGAGAGCGCAAGTAAACCCGAATATCTGAGCTTTTCACAGCGAGCAAAGATGGGGGAGCGCATTGTAAATCGCCAACTTGGGCCGAAAGCAAGCAGTGCTATTTTTGACTCATTTTATAAAGCCACTGGCGACAATGACGGTTACGTATGTGGGAAGGTACGCTGGAATGACTCTGGATCACAGCGTACCAATGAAAGTAATTTTTACGTTTATGTGTCGTTCTCTGGCTCTAAGGTTGTAAGCAATTCACAGCCTGTGGTGATAGAGCGCGGCCAAGATTGGGCGCAGGAAAAATATAGGTTATTCTGCCAATAACCTTTTTCTGGCTTTCTGTATTTCTGGCCTCATTAAATAAGTAACCGTGTCCGGGCACGCCGGATAAAAATAAGAGCCTGGGCGACTGCCTGGGCTTTTTTGGGCCTGTCAGTACCCTTAGCAACGCGAGCTATTCAAATTGAAGAATAGAGCTGGTGGGCGTTACACGAAATGAAGAAATTGCTACGATTTGAAGCGGTTAAAATTGAATTAATTATGACTTAAATCAAATTATCACATATTGACGGCGCAAATGTTGCGTTTTGTGGTTGTCCGCCTCGATTTTTGATCCTATGATTTTTGTAACGTGGAGTTTTTGCGTTAAGTCGAAACGCAACTAACTGTCACGCAAGGCTAATTAAAGATTTACCTTTGCAAGAAATTAGTTTGGCTCCGTTCCTGTACGGGGCCATTTTTTTGCGTGTCGTTCGCGTTAGTAGTTACAACATTCACCTGTGCTATTCAGCTGGTGCATGGTTCGGCCATTTTGTCCCCTTAGACATACCGTCGCGGCGCGTTCCCCGATCAATCCCGTTGTGGGCCGCGCCGCGCCGGGATGTCTAATTGCCCAAAATGAGTATCAAATATTTTGATGCTTACCAGTACGGCGCCGCAGCTGGCCAATCAGTTGGA